ATCTTCTAGTAAGGATGGGCGATCTAGTGAAAGCTCTCGGAATATGGGCAATCTTTTGTATATTAGCATGCTGTATTCAGTGCTTGGAGGCGGCAGCCATTGGAGCTGCGTGTACACAGGATAATCAGCAGTGTACAGCTGGAATGAGTTTGTCATCTGGGTTCATAAACTGTATAATATGCATAACCTGTCTCTTTCTGGTTTTCCAGGCGTTGACTGAAAATAAAGTTTCTAATTAATAGATGCGTGCCCTTGATGACATCATTATAGGCTTTCTCATATTTTTTGCCATAGATCGAACAATCACACTCTTCAGCAAGAATGTTGTTCAACCTTGGGCAGAGAGTAATTCAACTGATAAAAATACAATTGATAACTGGAAACTGGGAATAGAACTTTTGTGCTTGATTATTGCTGCTTATTTTATTTTCAGATGTCGAAAAACTCTTCAGAGGTTCGATAACCAGAAGTAGTTAGAGAGCCGAGACGTATATTTCTTAATGAACAGATTTCGCGATGAAACCGCGACCATGTGCAAACAGAAAGGTTGGGACAAAGCACACGTAAGTGTTGTTTGGATGTTGCTTAATGAGGAGATGGGTGAACTTGCGTCGAGTATTCGACAGAGCCAGAGAATTTACAAAAAGACGGGACTGAAAAAGGACAGAGGGACAGATGTTGCGATGGAAATGGCTGACGTGTTTAGTTACTTGTACCAGCTGGCACATATGCTCAACGTTGACATAGACGAAGCTTGGGAACTTCACAGGCAGAAGATTAAAACAAAAGTTTACAAAGAAAATGTAAGCAGTTAGTAATGGCGTCGACCCTTATGATCGATGACCGTCTTCAGATTGATGGGTTTAATCCCACAACCTGGACCGGTGATTTCGGAATCAATAAAGATGGTTTCCGAAAGGACCTTTTTATGGATGGTTCATACACTACTGGAGTTGATGAGACGCCAATGGGTATGAACGATGTTATCCCAGTCATGAACAGTACTGACCTTGCAGGGAATACGTACTTAAAGACCGCTGCACCCAGTGTGGCACCATATAGAATTTTTCCAGCGCGCAAGTTTGAGTTTTCAAACGGACGCATTACTTGGATACGTCCTCAGCTGCCTTGGAGTTGGCAGACAGGCAAGTCGACTGGAGGTGTAGGATCATCAAAGGATGCAAAACTTATTTTGTATCTTTTGATTGCCGTGATTTTGGTTTATTTTTTTGGGAGAATGGTCAAAACTTGACTAATTTAGGAGCTTCAACCTTTGGTAGATTTTTCGCAAGTTCTTCACGTGCTGCCAGGATTCGCATCTTTAGCATAGGGCACGAGTGAGCCTCAGACTGAATGCATCTCACGCAACAATTCGTCTTACAGTCCTTGCACAAGAGGATCCTGTTTTTGTGGGGACACGTCATCCTTGATATAACAACAGATTTCTTCTCTAACCCGGGGGGGTGGGACATTATCGTCCAGAATCTCGCACAAACCGTGGGTTCGACCGGCAACGATACGGTCCCACGCTTTCTGCATAGCTGGTAGGTTCTTTGCAAACCATTCGCGGTCCCTCTTAACTCGAACGATAACAAACTCCCGAGGCTTGTTTGGATCGAGACGTGTGAGCGTCTCTTCCCCCTCAGTTGTAGTGATTGTCCCCTGTGGTCTGTATTGAATGAAATCACACTCCTCGAGGTCTGTAATTTCAAGTTGAAGTTGAACTTGAGGATAATAGTGCTTTGGAACCTTTGCCTCAATTTTTCGACTAAAAGGACACTTAATTTCGATCAAAATTCCATCCTCAGTGACACCATCTGGGGATGCTCCAAGCCACGGGTACTCACGATGCTGAACCAGTCCAATTTCGTGAGACTTTCGACCAGTCATCTCGTCGTACAAGTCTCGCACCATGGGCTCAAGGAGTGTACCGTGAGCAGTTGCTGCATTCCCAGCCCATTTGGTCCGAAGCACCTTCTTTTTGACAAATGCATCAATTGATTCATATTGACTTTCTCCAATCGCACTTGCGATATCACTTGCTGTAATCATATTCTCACGGAGATCTAACCATTCCTGTGATCTTTGTTCAGCGTACTCAGCCGCGAGAAGTTCCCTCGCTCGCTCCAGAATCCTTTGGTCCATTGACGGGGATCTTCTTGTTCTTAAAACGAGGGTCAGTCTTAAGTACAATTTCGGCAGCATTTTGTTCAGCTTGCTTTTTAGTTGTTGCATATCCAGAGCCGCATGTCATACTGTCAACTATAACAGTGATGCAAAAATTACTATTAATTTGACCATCCACCCTATACTCGGGTAGAGCATACTTGAGCGCCTGACACCACCTCATGAGCTGGTCCTTGTAATTGTCATCAATCAGAGACGTCTGAACCTTTGTGAATGAATTGAGAACAAAATTCTTTGCGTGAACCATTCCAAGATCAAGATAGATGGCTCCCACCATCGCCTCGAAGACATCCTCCATAATATTGTCATTCGTGACCCATCCATTTCTCTCACCCTTTTCATCCATCAGAATAAGTTTATCAAGACCAAGCACCTTTGAAATTTCACAGAGTGTCTTGCCTCTGACCATTTTTGTACGCGCCTTGGTTAGAAATCCTTCCTGTTCCTTCTCGTGAAGGTCAAAAAGGTGCTTGGTAATGATAAATCCAAGAACAGAGTCTCCCATAAACTCGAGGGTTTCGTAAGAAGTTGTGAGACCAGAGTACCGCTTCAACGCGCTCTTGTGAGTGAAAGCCCGTTGATACAGTTCCATATTTTTGATTTTTGTGCCTACGAGGGCGTTGATTCGATCGCGAGACAAGGGGGGAGGCTGCACAAACTCCATTTGTTATGATATATTACACAAGCTATTTAGTTTTAAGCCAGCTAAATTCAAGCAGAAGCGGCTGGCTTTGCCACCTTTGGGCGAACCTTCTTCTCCTTTGGGGGAGCCTCGGTTTCCGCTGCAGGAGCCACCGCCTCCTCTACGGGTACCTTCTTGGCACGAGGCTTCTTCGCAGTCTCCTCCTTGATATAGTGCTTGCTCAGATAGTGCTGCAGGTTTAGGAAGGTGAGCTGGACGCCCTCAGGTACCTCCAGGAGTACCTTCAGCTTGTCATCCAGGCTAATCTTCTGACCCGCCTTTAGACCATTGGTCTCAAAGTACTTGTTCATGTGGTTGGACACCTGGGAACGGGAGATCATCTCCTCTGGTCCCAGGGCGAGGAAACTACGCAGAGCGTCAGTCACCTTCTGAGGCTTGTTGAAGCCATTGTTCTTGGTGCGAGCCTCCTGCTTCTCGCCAGTAGGGTCCTCAATGTGCTGGCGAATCTTGCGAATCTCCTTACGTACAGCCTTCATCTCCTTCATCAGAGCATCGAGGGTCACGGGAACATCGGTAGTAGCAGCCATTTCTAATCTACCCACGAGACTCGGCTTTAAGTGCTATTAGGGCGAGTAGAATCACGACCAAAAACACGAATCCTATAAAAACGATTTGCCAAACTTTGCGATCCGGGGTCTGAGGGTTCAAAAATGGAGCAGCTCCTATAGTTTCAGAAGGTTCGTCACTCTGTGATAAATTGACGTTAAAACCTGGAGGAAGTTGAGCACCAGTCGATGGTCGAAAATCTTGATTGAAAATTGGATATTGTCCAACATTCGTGCATGCTGGAATACAACATCCGAGTTCACATGGATAAACTAGTCCATTTGTCTTATTTATATAACCACAAATTGAAGAGGTAATATCCATTGGGTCAGTCAAACACTGACATCCTGAATTTACATATTCAGCACTACACCCTGCGCTCATCTGACATTAAAGAATATTTTTGTTTATAATACAATGGAGTACGGAAAGCCCCAGAAGCAGCCAGACGGACGTTATTTTTTGAAGATTAGTGGTGGTCGTCACCAGGTGAATGGTCTGATTCTCCAGGACTCTCTTTCATCCAAGTCTGTCAACTTTAAGATTGAGGACTCAAACTTGTTTTCTACCGTTGATTCTAATCTTCTCGCTCAAGCGAAGGAGTCCCGGGTCGAGTGGTTCGGCAAGGAGCTCAGTGACGAGACGATTGCGAACGCTTTCCAGGAGAGTGTGACGGATGACGTTCTCAGCGCATCTCTTGCAACAGTCAAGGGTGAGGTGGTCACTGTGGCATTCGACACGAAGAAGATCCCAGTGGATCTCCAGGAGGTGGCACCAGGTTCAAAGTGTGATGTGCTCCTTGAGCTGTCTGGACTTTGGTTCCTCAAGAAGTCATTCGGTCCCATCTGGCGTGTGATCCAGGTGCGCGTCCGAGGTGGCGTGGCAAAGGTAACTTTCCCCAAGGAGTACCTCTTCACAGACGAGCCAGAGGAGGAGGATGACCCAGCAGATTATCTGGACTAAAGTCCAAGTCCGACTTGTCCTCCAGCCAAAAAAATATCACCAACTTATAATAATGAATCGCAAGGGACTGGCAATTATGGTTCTGGCGGCAGTCATCCTTCTGCTTCTGTTCGCCCCCTCCCGCGCAAACTATGGTGTTGGTTCTTCAGCTCAGCCTATGGGCTTCAACCTCTTCAACCAGCCCACTGAGGCTGGTACAAACTTTACAGTCCAGAGCGGTACAAACTTTACAGTCCAGGGCGGTGGCGAGGAGAGCATAGGTGCCCCATACATGGGCGGTGGCGCAGGTGGTAGCTCCGTGTCATCTGCCAGTCTGATCCCCCGCGATGTAGTGGCAACTGAGGACTTTGGTCAGTTCAGCCCAGATAAGATCCTAGGAAATCAAAACTACCTCGATCCCCGCAGCCAGATTGGCTACCCAGAGACCATTGGTGGTGTCCTACGTAACGCAAATCGCGACTTCCGCAGCGAGCCACTCAACCCCCGTACCCCAGTGAGCATCTTCAACCTCAGCACCATTCCTCCAGATGTGATGCGCCCCAAGTTTGAGATTGAGCGCGAGTATCAGTAAGAAATTTACTCCACTTAAAAAAATAAGAATTAATTCTATTAATGGACTTTAAAAACGCTACGAATGAGTGGATCGCCATAAAGACCCAGCTCGCCGCAGCTCGCAAAGATCTCGGAACGTTGAATCAACGTGAAAAGGAGCTTCGCCAGTTTGTGACTCAGCATATGGATGAACATGAGATTGACACTGTAAAGGTACAGGACAAGGTCAAGGTTAATTTTAAACTTAAAAAGGTGAAGGGTGCTATTACAAAGGATATCATCAAGAAGGGTCTTTCAACCTTTTTTGGTGGAAACGAGGCACAGGTCGAGGGAGCTTTCAACGCCATTCAGGACGCTGTCGAGGTGAGGGAGATTCCAGGTGTTACTGTATCTGGCATCAAGAACCTTCTGGGTTAGAGACAGGGAACGTAAGTTTCACAAGTACAAATGGGTATCAATGATGAATACTCGCGTGATGCCTATCTAGGTGATCACTATGCATACGACTCTGATGAGTCAGATGATGTTGAACTGGAAATTGATCCAGAGGAATGGGAAATTCGATACTCCGAAGAGATTCACGATGGATGGGCAACTTTTCAGGGTTATATTCATGATAATTATTTAACAATCAAAGACAATTGCACAATCTCCAAGTTTATTGAGCTCTTGATTGAACCAACAAAGTTCAGACCAACATTCAATCCTTCACAGTACGCATTCGTTGCATGGAATTATATCAAGCGCGTGAGTCTTGTGAAAGAGAGGGTTCCTCCCGAGAATTTTTATACTTGGTTTCATATATACGTGAATCATGTTTGATATCACGGCTCCTAAAGTGTTGACTCCTGCACTTTTATTCGCAATTTTGAGCCCTGGACTTATTTTGGGTATCCCATCTGGTTCAGGTCTCTTAGTTCAGGTATGTATGCATGCTCTTTTGATGTGCATTTTGGATTTCTTAATAATTAAATATGGTTTTCAGCTCAATGTCACTACAACTGATATTATTGTACCAGGAGTTCTTTTTGTGTTGATGTCACCAGGTGTTCTTTTGAACTTACCCTCTGTGTCCCTACCAACCTCAGTTGGAGTTCATACCCTTGTATTTGCTCTCTTTTACGCATTCCTTCGCGGTCAATTTCCTGAATATTACTAAACAGACTTGTTAATGGTAAAACACCTTGTCGTTGGACCAGGAGCTATGGGATATTTCATGTATCTTGGAGTTTTATCAAAACTCAAACAACAGGGAAAACTTGACAATCTTGAAGAGATTTCAGGATCAAGTGCAGGTGGTCTTTGCTCCTTTATTTATGTACTCACGAAGGGCAATATTCCCGCCGCTCTTGATTACTCACTGTCAGTTCCCATCAACACATTGATGAAGCCAAATATCAAGAATCTTTTGAACAATTATGGGCTCGTGTCATCCAAAAAGGTGCGAAAGTTACTTTCTGATGTATGCAAGAAATTTATAGGTAAAGATGATATCACATTCAGTGACCTTTACAAATTAAGTCCTATCAAGCTTCATCTTCCAGCTTATTGTGTAGATTTCATGAAGACTATTTATTTCAATGTAGATTCATCTCCTGATATGAGCGTACTGGATGCAGTTGCTGCAACTATGGCTGTCCCTTTCCTGTTTGCTCCTGTAAAGCTCTCGGATGGGTACAACTACGTGGATGGTGCAACAGCTGAGGCTATTCCCGCTGGTCCTTTTGTAGGTCGTAATGATATACTCGCTCTCCGTATCGCATGGGGGAGACTCACAGAGGTGAAGGATCTCAAGAGCTACGCCTTGACTATTTTGTTTTCTAGTATGAAATTGAGGCACGTCTATGAGGTCCCTACCCATGATATCGACATTCCAGACGACGATATATATGATTTTAATGCGTCAAACGAGAACAAGCTCAAAATGTTTATGTTTGGGGTTTCCCAAAATTTTTCTAAGTAAAAAGTAACATGAGCTCTATCCTGCGTTCAGGTTTCACTATGCACCGTAGCGCCAAGCGAATCACGGTTCACCGCAAGAATGGAAAGACCTATACTTACACGCGCAAGGCGGGAACCACTCGTGTGCGTCCAGTTCCCATTCCAGACGTGGGGGCAGCTGGAAAGGGTCCCAAGATTATTGGACATCTCAAGAAGGGAATGCTCACCCGGTATGGCTACCATCCAGTTGAGGCGATGACCAACCGCCACAAGTCCCTAGTCAAGGCTGTCAACAAGGGAAAGGAGAACCCCCACGCAGTCATCAAGCGCCTGATTGCTATCAGCACTCTCACAAAGCGCACAGCTCCTCGCGCTTCTCGCATCTACAAGCAGGATGCCAAGTGGATTCACAAGAAGTACTCCAAGAATTTTGGTAAGTAAATAGTAGATGTCAAGTCGCCCCCCTCGTCTGGTAGGAGGACCTCTGTCTATCGCAGGAAACTCGAAAACTGCACGGGCAGCCGCGGGAAAGGTGTCAGTCCAAATGGCAAAGACCCTCTTGCCAGCAGCCTTCAAGATTAGCGGTCTTGCGAATAATCACCATTCCAAAGCACTTGGACGGACGGCTATAAATTTCGTCACCTCGACAAATACAAATAGGAACAGGCGCGCAAACAGTCTCGTCAACGCAATGGTCAACTATTACTTTTCACCCGGCAATTTCTCACCTCATACAAAGAGAATCGCACAGGCTGCTCTCAACAAGGCGAAGATGTACGCCCCGAACCATTATGGAGCACTCAGACGATCCGTATTTCGCAAAGCACCACGTATACTATATAAAAGTCTTGTACGATAATAAGATATGAACCAATCGAACCTCAACGTGAACAATGCGCGCAGAATGACCCCACAAGCTGCACGCGTTTTTCTTAAGAATGCGAAATTTAGTACATTTTATTCAAAAGGGAAACGAGGACTTTTGCTGTTTTACATACTTTTACTTACGACGATGACTCCGCAAGTAGAAGCACATGTTGGAACTCGTGCTCTGAATTACATCCGAGGTGCAAAGAAGAATGAGTCTACTTTGTTTACTCAGGCTCAGAAGAATGCAGCAGGAGCTGCAGCGAAACAGGCTGCAATCATAGCTGGAGGGTACACTGGGGGAACTGCAGGGGCTTCCGGTGTCTTGCTTGCCCAGATCCGTGGAGATCCTAAGATTCAGTATGCTCTTTTGATGATTGGAATTTCCATGTTCCTGTACCGATACATGTCTATGCGAATGGCTGCAAATGCTCGACGCCACGAGGCGGCTGAGCGTGACAAGAACCGAGCGCACTCACTTGCTCTCATCAACAAGCAACAAGAGTTTTTCATGAAAATGATTGAAAAACAGCAAGAAGCCATTCCCAACATAGTGATGGGTCTTCTTCAGGGAAGAGATCCATCAATTGCGGGGCTTATTGCGAACCGTTGACACTTTAAATATTTCATTATAATAATACAATGCCATCTCCTCGCCGAACTCGGTCTATGACGGCGTCTCATGCAATTTCTAAACTCAAACTTTTGCGAGCTATAAACAATCTTAGAAATGTTATCAGAATTACTGGTCAGTCAAAACAATATTTAGCATTAGCCAACGCTATAAGAAATTATAGTGCTGTATCCAGAAACTCTCCGAATTTGAATGCAAGAGCAAATGCGATTTTTAGAGCTTATGGCAATTTACCTGGAGGAGCAGCTGCACTCGGTCCTCGCACCAAGCTTCAGGTTGCAAGAAAACTTCAAAACCTCGTCAAAATATATTCAAACAAACATGGAAATGCACTTTATGAAGCGGGTTTAAGATACGGAACACCAGCAAATCCATTTGGTATGGTTCTTAGAAGTGTAGCACGAAGACTAGCTTAAAATTAATTCTAGTTTAAAATTCATGGAGGATGTCGCCAAAAAGATATGGAAGTCCCTTGGACCAGGATACTCTGAGCGAGTCTACCATAACGCATTCGAGGTGGAGCTGCGTCAAAGAAATGTCTCATATGAGACGGAGCGTATAATACCCATATATTACCAGGGACATAATGTAGGTAATATAAGGGCAGACCTTATCATAGACGGGGACACTGTCGTCGAGCTCAAGTCAGTCTCACGCCTGACTGATCAATTTAGGATACAAATTCAAAATTACATGAGACTCTTGGGTATATCCAAGGGGTTCCTCATCAACTTTCCTCTAGGAACTGCAGAGGTTCCTGAGATTGAAGTAATTTTGAACCAAAATTAGATGGTTTTTATCATTTCCCATTCAAGTTCTTCACAAATCTTACTCCATATTTGATCCTGTATATACAGTTTTTCCTTGGACTTGAGGAGGGGAAAGCACGGGAGATATCTATCTTCTGAGAGAAGTTCACACATCTTATAAAGGACATAGGAATAGCTCAAAAAGTTCTTGCGTGCAGCAGGCTTGTGTTTTTCAAATGGTGCTTGAATCTTATGAAACATGAGACGGAGCCTATCCTCGAGTGCCTGGTCCATAGTCGGAGGAGTAATTCCTCCAAGTATAGTCGCTATATAGGGTGCATGTTCATAGTACTTATTCTTATCAATCTTCTTGAGGAGAGACCTTACTTTCTCATGAGTAATCTCATCTAGGTTCTTAATCTTCATCTTTCTAAACTCGGTCCGGAGCTGACCTATAACCTCATCAGGGACGCTTGTTGACTCCTTTGCTTGAAACTGTGAAATCCATTCGTTAAAATGGTTCTCACGTTTGTAGGAGTACACAACATTCTTCTCCATTTCTTGTTCCTCCTTGAATCCCATCTCTTCTGATAAAAAATACTCTGTAAATCCACATTCCGTACAAACAAGGTCACTTTGCTGCTCATCATGAATCTTTGTATACATCTTTCCACATTGTTTACAAGGTTCAAATTCAGACTCTTTCCTTTCACAAGTATCAGCCTCATCCTCAACCTCTTTAAGGTACTTGCGGTAAATATCATTTCTTTGAACTCCCCTACGAGATGATATTTGTAAATTTGCGACAGTCTTTGTACTTACCGTCGTCGTAGTATCCCCCGTATATTCCCGTATAATGGGAACACATGCAAGTAGATATTCTGCAAGCTCATCTTGTGTCTTACAATTTCTAATTCTTTCTTCGTACCTTGCTTCCATTTAGTTAATCATTATAATATTTCTTAATTATCAATTTTTGGTGCTAAATAGAACTTGAGGTCTCCCAGATTTGCAATAGTATACCTGAACACAATTGGCATATTCTCATTCGTTGAATCCTGCATAATCTGAATACTCGAGCACATATTTGTCGCCTTTGTAAATAGGTTAATATACTTGAGACTAAATGTTCCACCTATACGCTCCTCTGGTCCATCATCAACACACTCAATATCTGTTTTCTGATTTGCAAAGTCACCCAGGCAGCTCAGTTCAAGTGTATTTCCGTGACGGAAAATGCTAATCTCATTTGATAGATTCCCCATATCCCGGGTGTACCTCTGAAAATCTATAGAAGGCAAAGTGGTGACAAGATTCATCTCAATATCTGGGATATCTAGTATGTCCTCATTAATATCAAGCAATTTTAGTTTAAAATTAGTAAATGATTTCTTGACTGTGTTTTCTATGATCATGTCCATATAGTCCCGACCAGTGATGGAGATTGTTAGGGTATCCTGGCTGGTAATGGACTTGAGAAGTTTGTAGACATTTGCCATGTTCAGACCGGCAATGATGCTACTGGGACATTCATACTCCTCAAAGTTTTCAGACCCAAGAACCATATGAACTAAAGTCACGCGAGCAGTATCTAGTGTCAAGACGTGAACACCCTTTTCAGTAAAATAAACATTCACGTCGTTGATGATATCTTTCAGAACCTCAAATACAGACTTGAGAGCTGAGGCTTGAATAGTCTTTAGGTGCATTAGTTTAATTGTGCGTTTTTCCTCTAAGTATTTGAAGCTCTGAGTTTTGCCATTGCATCTGTAATATTTGTTGAAATTTTGTCTTCTAGCTCTGGGGTAATCTCAGGCTGAAGCTGTGCCCCGAAATTGTCAAACTCAAATAGGGTTGGAATTTCTGTTCCGTCTATATTCGAACAAGAACTTGGTCTGGGATCCCAAGAGTCGAATTCCGAAGGAATCATAGACTCAAGCCAGGGCTTGATGTCTCCCCCAACCTTCATAACTCCCTCATTTGTTACTATAGTTGGAACCATCGTAATCTTC